ACTTTAGTATAGTCAATAGCAGTTAGTCCTGCATTTCTGTATATAACTTTATATTCGCCATTTTTATCTCTATCAGCGTACACTTTAAACCATTCATAAAAGTCTTTAAAGCATTTCCATGGACTTGATGAACTTAGAGCTAATTGATTAAATAATAAAGCAGTACCTTGAGCATAAGGTGTAGCAGACATAAATATTATAGGCAAGTTTTTAGTAAGTCTGAAAACGTCTGACCACATAGAAGAACGTTTAGGATAACCACTTATGTAAGAATGCGCTTCGTCTAATATAACTAAGTCAGGTTTTAGTTTAAACTTCTTTGCACTATGATAATTAGTTACTATATATACTTTATCATGTGTAAATTTGCTTAAAGTATCATTCCAACCTTCTATTGCTTTTTTCTTAGTTATAATAAGTACAGTTTTTATATGTTTTAGTTCTTCACATATTAATATAGAAGTTAGTGTTTTTCCTGTACGTTCTTCCCAAGCTATATAAACTAAGTTATTTTTTCTTAGAATTTCTAATCCTTGCTTTGCGCCTTCTATTTGGTCTTTCCAAGCCTGCATTTTCAATTCTTTCTATAACTTTATTAAGTTCCATTTTGTTTGTATTTAACTCATTTTGTAATACTGTGAATATACTATCATATCTATGTAGTTCTATAATAGCTTGGCCTAATTGTAGAGACAACTTCTCTTCTTCTGTCATAATAAGTCTTTCCTTTCTGCGAGCCATGTAGGCATAGTAAATGTTGTTTTGCCATCATATTCAACTTGACTTTTAGGTAGCCAAAACTTATTACGTTCTTTACCAAATTCATCTTCTTCATTAGATACACAAAAAGCGTCGTCAGTTTCAAATATTAAGTCTAACTCTATATCAACTAAATTTGTTGTCATTTTACACCTATATTCTTATATTTAATACTTTAGTTTCACTATTAAAGATTTCACCTTCTTGTGGTTCAAAACCTTCAGTTTTAGCTTCTACAAATGTAGCAATATCAAAGTCTATTTGAAATATAGGTACATCTTTACGCATTGTTATTAAGTAACTTTGTTCAGAAAAATAATCCATATAATTAACATTAGGTAATTTAGCCTCACATGTAAACTTATAAAAGTCTAATGCGTCCATAAGAGCTGTATTTGCATCTATAATAACATTTGCAGCTTTTTTCTCGCCTATACCAGGTAAACCAGGCACATTGTCAGATTTATCACCCATTAATATTTGTCTATAAAGTGTTATCTCAGCTTCTTCTGCACCTACTATTGTCCATTCCTTCTTTATATAGTTGTAATGCAAACCTTCTATTTGAAGTAAGTCTTTATCAATACCACAATGAGCCGCGCCAGTAACAGTCATATCAGTTGCTATACCATCATCAGCTTCATAACCATCAATAATAATTGCGCCGTATTTCTCAACTAGATAATCTCTTGCTGCAGGCAGAAACTGAGGTCTAACCATAGTTGCTCTATTACCTTTATAAGGCATAGTCTTAGCTATAGAATATCTAAAGTTATCTGTGCCAGATAGATATATGCGCATATTGTTCACACCTGTATCTGTAGCAATATCTCTAAGAGTAGTATCTATAATAGCTTTAACTGCTCCTTCGAAGTGGTCTTCACAAACAGCAGCTGTTTTGTAAGCTATTATATCACCATCTACTGCTAAAGTTTTAACGTCCATTTTCTTCTCCATAATAAGTATTTAAATAAGCAAGTATAGCTTTTAATTCTGTTTTATTTTCTACTCTAGCTAAATGATTTTTAATATTTTGTAATATACAAGCAGACGTAAATTTTTTAACTTTAGGTAATTTAGGTTCAGTATGTGTTACTTCTATATTAAGTAATTCATTAACTTTATTATTAGCTAAATCATTTGTTATTAATAAAGTATTTTCTGTTATAACTGAATTTGCTGGTATAGTGTCACCTATACGTACTTCTTTTACTATATTAATAGGTTCAGCTATTAGGTCGTAACTTTTGTCTTTTACATCATAAAAATATTGTCCATTTAACTGATAACAAGGGTTATCTCCAGAAGGAACACATTGTACTCTATCTATAATTATACAACGTAATGGATAGTCTAACTTATTATCTATTCTATCTATTTTAAGTATATTGCCAAATCCATCTTTATAACATTTATCTACTTCAAACATTCTAAATCTCCTTCATCTTTAATTACCACAAACTTTAAACCAAGCCTTTGTAATGCTGCTCTACAGTTTATACAAGGTGTATAAGATACGTACATAGTCATACCACTAAAAGTTAGGATACCTAATAAATTAAAGTTATTTATAGCGTCCATTTCAGCATGTATAACATCATCTCTAGTATACATTTTGTTATATAGTATCACTTCACAAGGCGCAAATGCATCATATAATACATGATTAAAACCATAAGCTATAGTTTTACCTGTGCTATCTTCTACTATAATAGCAGCAACTTTTCGTTTATTAGAAGTAGACATACTTGCTATATCTATTAAGTTCTGTATAATATCTTTTGGCACTATCATATTACTGATCCTCAGTTAGATCTTCAGCTAATTTTGCATAACCCGCTATATCATGCCAGTTATCTTTTTTAGTTTTGTGACCACATACTATTCTAGATATTTTATGAAGTATCATGTGAATAGCTTCTCTTTCGTAATTATCTAATGGTCTATTAAGACTAGCCATCGCTTCATTATACATAGTCTGAGTACAATTAGCATTTTCTTTAAAAGTTCCATAAACACTACCGCGTTCTTGTAATGTATCTTTTATGTCTGTCATTATTAAATTTATCCTCTTGCTGCTAATAAAATTGCTTCAAGTCTAACTGTTGGTGGCACAAAGTCATGACCTTTAAATATGTTAGCTTTTATAGCTGGGTCAGTCTTACCTTTTACTTCCTTAGTTGCATTACTATCACAAATAGCATCTACTATATCAATAATATGTCTTTGTACTCCTAAAGCTCTAGCTGCACCTAAGGCTATAATAACAGAAGCTCTTATAGCATAAAATATAGCATAAAACTCTTCATTGCTATATAGTTTTAAATCTTCTATTAATGTTTCATGACAATAAGTTTCAAAACTATCACAAGTAGCCATAGCATGTATAGAGTCAGATGTTTTTATACCAACTCCGTTACTATCAGTATAGAATAAAGCTTTTATATCTTCTATATTTACTCCAGCTTTCCATAACACACCAATAGCAACAAACATTATATCACCTATAGCATCCATTTTGGAAACAACATCAGTTGCATTAAATAATTCACTAACTTCTTCATCTAATAATTTTATACTCAAATCTTTATTAAATACTTGGTCATATCTTTCACTATTCCATTTTACACATTTTGAAACAATATCAAATAGTTCTAGTTGGTCATTCATTAGTTTTCTCTCTTTCATACATTAAGTTCAAATTTAATTTGTTCTAAAGGATTATAATTATATATTTCTAGCATATCAGGCATAAAGGTATTTATATTAGCCTCAGTATTTATACTCCAATGTTTCCTACATAATTCTAATGGCCTTACTTTATAGTTTTTTCTTGCTTTATCTAAATATTCTTTAGTGGGTTCAAAGTGATTTTCATATATATGTGTATCACCTAATACAAAAGTTATATTTCTAGGCACTAAACCACACTGATTAGCTAATAGTATATTTACAGCAGAAGCAAACATTATATCACTAGGCAAACCAACCATTACATCTGCACTTCTTTGATACCATATCATATCTAAGTATTTATTTTGGCTTACATACCATTGATATAGTAAGTGGCAACAAGGTAGACTTAATTCAGCTAATCTGTCTGGTCGCCAACCAGTTACAAGCATGCGTCTATCATTTCTATTGTTGATTAAGGAATTTACAACTTCTTGTAATTGGTTAACTCCATTAAAGTTAATCCAAGCATTACCATAGTCTAATTTTATGTCCCCATTTTCTTTCGCCCATTTGTCCCAATAATTACAACCCATGACTTTAAAATCTTTTATATTTTGAGGACCTCTTAATAAAGCAGCTAATTCACCTAATACAGGTTTTAGATACATTTTGCGATAACTAAGTATAGGAAAGGAATTTTGCATATCTATAGTAAAAGTCTGTGCAAATAAAGACTTTGTATTTCCAGCTCTACTCTGTTTATGTTCACCACTAGTTAATATCTTGTTTACTAATGGAATATACATTGTGTCTTCAAATGTTTCTGCTCTATGTATCATAAAAACTCCTATATTTTAAGTTCATAAATAACTTTACCATCATCACCCTTAGACTTTTCTATATCACCCCAGTTAAAACCAACTTGTACTTTAACAGGCATTGGTAAATCTGTGATTAATACACTTTGACACATTTCTTTCCAAGCTTCTTGCATAGACTCCGCTATTATTAATGCTGCTTGTTTATATAACTCAGGATTATTTGGACAAGTAAACATATAACTATCATGTATAAAATTACGTAATTTTATAGTATCGTCTAATTTTTTTAACTTAGGCATCATGTAATGTAGTGCCAACTTAGCTACTTCAGCTTCAAAGCCTTGTATTTGCATAGCTAATTGGTCAGTCATCATTCTTGCTGTATAACGTCTACCTAAAGGTGTCTGCCATGCTCTACTAGCTTTGTAATCTCTAGCTCCTTGTTGCTGCCAAATAGTAACTTCCTTCCACGAAGCATTCCAAGCTTTTTTCATCTTAGCTAGTTCAGAAATAGGTAGCATAATATTAGCGGCTTTAACTAATATTGTGGAAAATACGTTTACACCGGCGCCAAACAGTAAGCCAAAATTCTCAGTCTTAGCAATTTGTCTTTGCTCAGGTGTAAACGTTTCCCCAAATGTCAATTCAGCTACATAATTATGTAAGTCTTTTCCACTTCTAAAAAGTTCTTCCATAGCTTTATCTGCCGTCTTGACACACACACATCTTAGTTGTATTTGCGCAAAGTCAGAATACAATATTACTGTATCTCCTTGCTCGGTCACACCGAAGATGGACTTTAGACCTCTAGGTAATTGTTGTAGATTTTGCTCACTTGAAGTTAATCTGCCAGATCTAGCACCTACCCTAAATCTACCATATATAACACCATCTATCATTGTATTTGTAAACTTAGTTAAAAAACTATTACTTTTTTCTAATTTGCGAGTAGCACGTACTACTCTTGCTTTTTCATTTCCTTGTAATGCTAAAGTAGCCAAACCTAAATCATCACTCATAGTAGAATTTATATATTCTCTTACTTGTTTAGGTGAGTTGCAATTAATAGGCAATGCTAATCTTTCAATCTCATTTCTATTTTTAATATATTGAGCCTCTAGTCTTTCAACATCTATTGGCATACCATTATTTTGAAAGTCTAAACAATATCTAGTTGCCAATATATCTAATTTATAATTTATATCTTCTAAAGCTTCTTTTACTTTATTCCATAGTATTAACAAATACAATACGTCTTTAGCAGCATAAGTTAATTGTTCTTTAGACAAAACAGGTGCATTCCAATCTGAACTTTGTAAATCAGAATTTTCATAAGGGTTTATACCTATGGTATACTTTATTGCTTCGTCTAACGAAAACTTTTCTTCGGTATAAAATACTAATCTAGATAATAGAAAAGTATCATGAAATA